TTATGTTTAACTCCCACGAATGGCTTGGATATGTAGGGAAATGGACCTACTTCGATCTAGATGTTATCATACAAAATGATATAACTGACTTAGACGAGCTGGCTTTTAAACCCAGAATTATACATAGCATGTGGCAAGACCCCAGGCATAAACACGATAGAAAATTTATAGAGATTCGTGGTACATACTTCAACTCAAGTATGATGTGTTGGAACATGGATCAATGTCAACATATATTCATAGACGCGTTGCAAGAAGAACAACAAATTTTTAGAACGTTCTTTAAAGGGACAGATAACTATCACTATTGGAGACAAAGAGAGTTCTGGACTAACATACCTTATGATTGGGCCTACTCATACAATAGAGGAATGCGTTATCCGGACGATTTAGAACGACATAAATATAGAGAAAGCTGTAAACTTTGTATATTCAATACGGACTTAACTCCGCATCCGATGGCAAAGGGACAGATTAAAATAGATGAATTACAAGATGATAAACTTTTGAGACTTTGGCATGGTAACACTAATAGCTAATCAGCTAGACAGCAATTATAGTCAACGACATATAAACGCTTTTTATACACAAGCGAAGAAACTTATTGTAGATCCCTTTGACTTCATTGTCTTTACCAACGATGATGAAATGAAATTATTAGAAACCACTAAAAAGAAAGATGGTTATATACAAGGCATAACTTTTCATGTTCCTAAGTATGGAAAAGACTGGTTAGAGATAGATATACTGCAACATACACAGCCAGAAGATGTGTCTTTATTTGTAACACCCAACGTTATACTTAATGATCCTAAAACGTTCTTTAATTATAAGTGCAAGGGCGTAGATAAATTAATATTAGAAGACGGAAATTTCTGTTATGTATGTAATCGTAATGAGAATACAGAAAAAATATTAACACTATGGAACGAACTAGAAGACGATATGACATTTAAACACCATTCATTTGCTGATGCCTTTTATAGTAATGAAGTTCCTGAGTTCTCTTTTATACAGAATACAAACCACAACTATCCAGAAAAGACTGAAGGAGATATCGTTGTATTACCTTATTGGTATGAGGACTTTACGCAAGAACAATTAGAATTAAGTTATAATAGAGAAACAGATCTATATCCTTACTTACCTGAAAGAGTTGAAATGGAATTATCTAATGGTAAACACCAATTAACTAGAAGACTGTTAGAAGATAATTTTAACTTTGACTTTTTAACAAGATCTAAATTTAAAAGGATTAAACTTATAGGTGAACCCACTACCAACCCAGAATTAATTGAAATATGTCAATACCTAATGGGTGACTGGGGCATAGCTATAGATTTAGAAACAGAAGCAAAAGAAAATGATCTTATATGGTGGAATAATTTAGGTGTGTTATTCTATAACAATTTTATTTCACAATGGAACGAAGAAAGAACGTTTGCCGATAAAAATATAGGCAACATAACTATTCATATAAACACAGCAAACCCAGACGAACAGGTTTTAAAAAGAGCTGAGGCATTAATAAAGCAGGGCTGTAAAGTATTTTGGCATTATACTCAAACACATTTATCTCAAGTAGAAGATTTAAAGAAAGCTAAAGTGTTGTCTAAAAAATATAACTTTACCGGCTTCATATATAAAAATAAAATGAAGAAAGAAGTTAAACCTAAAAAGAAAAAGACCAAAAAGGAAATGCCTGATTATAGTCTTATAGATTTTCACACACTAAAAACAGTTCAACAGGACGATATATATAAAGAAAGAAAGATTGTTTTTAGTCCACACGTTGAATGCGAAGGTAAAGTTAAAAACCAATTTTATCTAAGTGCTCAAGGAAATGTTTTCCCGTGTAAACATGTAGCCCTAAACGTTACGACAGCACACGACTCTCCCGAACACAAAACAGAACTATTATATGATTGGGACAAGAATAATATTAGTAATAATAATTTAGAAACTATATTTACTAATGATTTTTATAAAGGGTACTTTAATAATTTATTAAAATTGAACCCGCAAGTAATACATAATGAACAGGAAGGAATATGTTAAAAGTAAAAAATGGAATTGTAATACAAGGAAGATTTAATACAACAGAAAATAAATTAGTCAAGTTAGTAATGGAATCAAGTTTTTCTACTATTGTGGTTCATTCAGAATTAAATGATTTTGATGAAAAATGTAAAACTATTGTTGATCAACTCGCAGGTGAGGGATTACAATACGCTAAAAAATATGTTATAGCAAGAGCAGCCTATGAGAGTTAATATTGTATGTTCAAAATGGGGCGACAGATATGGTCCTCATTTTGTAAATAGATTATATAATATGTCTAGAAGACATACAGATCCTAAACACGACTTCCACTTCTACTGTTATACAGATGATGCTGAAGGTCTTGATGAAGATATAAATGTAATACCTTTTCCAGATATACCTAACATACATCCTAAGTATTGGTTTAAAACTGATGACTTTAAATATGGATTAGCAAGGTGTTGGGATAGGCCTAAAACAATGGTATTTAATACTCACAATTTTGCTGAGGATAAACCAACAGGTAGGTTTGTATTCTTTGATTTAGATGTAATCATACAAAATGATATAGAACCATTGCTCACTTGGAACTTTGAACGACCAACCAAGTTAAGATCGTGGTGGCAAGATCCTAGATCTATGAAAACAAGACGATTTAAATTATCCCATGGAGCATACACAAATGGCAGCTGTCAAATATGGAGCGACGATCAAGCAGAATGTATCTGGGAAGACGTATTAGAAAACCAAGAAAAGATTTGGTTCACATTTACAGACGGAACAGACAATTACCACAGTTGGAGATGGGGCGATTGGGGTAAAAAATTATGGGATCATTTTCCAGCAGAGTATGCTTACTCGTATAACCGAGGGCGTAGTTGGGACGATGATGATTTGAAAACAAAAATATACAGACCTAACTGTATTCTCTGCGTGTTTAATGTAGACCTATTACCATTTGATGATGGTACGAGAGGAAATGTTAAGCAGAATGAGTTAGTTGATCCAAACTTACTGAAACATTGGCAATAAATACATGCACATAGAACATTTAAATATCTATACTGTTAAATGGGGAACGAAATATTCTTCACACCACGTTAATAAAATATTAGAATCGTGTAAAGAACATTTGTCTTATAAATTTACGTTCCATTGTTTAACAGAAAGTCCTAAAGGACTTGACAAAGAAGTAAATGTTATACCACTACCAAAAAATAACAAGATGGAAAAGTGGTGGAATAAGATGTACTTATTTGATGATAATGTTGTAAGGAAGAAAGGAGATAATTTATTCTTTGATTTAGATATTATTATCCAAAAGAATATAGATGATATTGTTAACTTTGATCCAGAAGATTGCTTATGTTTTGGTCAAACACACTGGCACGATTTAGAAAAAATGAAAGAAGAAACAGAACACATTCCACATAGATTTACAGAACTTAATTCTAGTATATTAAGATGGAATGATAACTTAGATAAAGAGAACATAACTCTTTATTTTAAAACACACTTAGATAAAATCTTATGGTACTATCGTGGAATAGATAATTTCTTTAGTCACAAAGGTGTGGCAAGAATTAAATACTTTCCTATAGGATGGTTTTACAGTTACAATCATGGGTATATATTTCCTCATGATGTAGAAACACAGGTTTACAGACAAATACCATATGTCTGTTTATTCGATTCAATGGGAAGGAAAGAAGATGTTAAATTTTAATTTTTTAAACAGCATGAAATACTGGGGTGATGGACTTGCCAAGGTTGAACATGAGATGAAACACAAGCACGACGACTTTCGCCAAGCGCTCAATCCAAACACTATGGAAGGAGCTATTTGGTTAGTTGAAGAGCTACAAAAAAGTTTGGATAACTATTTAAAAGAGGAGCAATTTAATATTCTTGTATTAAACAGCTGGTTAGGCATCCCTTTAGTTCCTTTACTATGTGAGAACTTGTCCGTAGGAGAATTGCACCTAGTTGATATAGATAACGAAGCTTTAGAGCTCTCTAAGGTGTTTAATAAGCATTATATTACAGAAGAATACATCAAAATAAATCACTGGAACTTAGATATTCCTTTTGCTTTTGATGAGTTAAATCAATTGAAAGTAGATATAGTAATTACAATGGGTGCTGAACAGATGTATCCACTAAACGATCTTAGGACAGCAAACAAACATGCAATATTTGCTTGCCAATCTTCTAACGTTATAGAAGAGATGTATGGAATTAATTGTGTGGATAGTGAAAAGAAATTGATTGAAAATGTAGGCCTAAAAGATACGACCTACACGGGTAAAGTTAAACAATTTTATTATGATTGGAATGGAAAGGTTTATTACGATAGGTTTATGGCTATAGGTACTAAGTAAGTATATTACACATATCTTCGAAAGAATCACATTCAAAAACCCACCAATTAGAATACTTCACTGGTCTACATGGAGTACGTCTAGGTGTACCATCTAATTTAAACGGTATCTCTAGATTACTTGATGCAGGTATTTCTTTATAAAATTCATTAGGAATTCTAAAGTAATAATAATTATCTTGTATTCTTTCATATACTTGAACTAATAGATCACCTGTTTTACCTGATGTATTAGTTACAGGCGCACTATATGTTGCACCATGACTCCCATGTCTTACACTTGATAATTTAGCATCTTCTCCAGTAGCTAAATCTTTTTCATTTTCACTAATAACGGTCGTCCCTATAACATTAGCAAGTGCATGTTCAAAACATGTGGATACTTCTAATAGTCCTGTATTTAATAATGTATTGAGAGTTTTCTTATCCAACTTTTTATAGTCAGGTAAGTACTCACAAAAATTAACAAAATGTGATATCTGTAAGTCTAAGTTTTGTGCTAGTGTTGCCATTATGATATTACTGCGTCGTAATCAACCATTTCTAAAGCTTTAGAAGCTACATCATAATGATCTAGATAATCAGGAGTTTCAGCACTCGCTTTATCCATCACCATTTGTTCTATGATTTGATCATTGTATTCTTCACCATCAGATAAGTTGTTACTCATTCTGATATCTTCATTAACTTCATCAGCAATTTCTTGTGCTAATCCGTCGTACGTTTTTCTACTCATTTTAAAAGTCTCCTTCACTTACTTGTAAACATTTTAAACCTAATGTTCTCCAGGCTCTGACAGTTTGATTCCTGTCATCTAAAACAAATTCAACGTCCCAACGTTGTTGAATATGATTTATATAAATTTCTGTTTTAACTTCTGAATCTTTTCTAAAGTCTCCATTAGCTCTCATATACAAAGCGTCATAATCAAAATGTGATCTGTATAAGAACTTAACTGTTCCTTCTCTAGCTGATTCATCTCTAGCAGAAACTACAATAATCTCATATCCATCATCATAGTATCTTTGAGCAATACCTCCAATGATTGGATCGTAAATATCTTCTTCGACTCTAGTCATATCGTAAGGGTCTCTAGGATTCTCTCCTGCCCTATGAGAAATTGTTCCGTCAATATCAACGATGAGTGCTTTTTGTCTATTGTCCATCCCAAAATCCTTTAGGTTTTTTACCCCAAACCTTTTCACGTTCTTTTGCTAACCACTCTTTATATTCAGGAGTGCTAACAATATTGGTTCCTAACTCTTTGTCGTAATGAACATCAAGTTCATCAGCTTCTTTATGAGTGATCCAACCATGTCCTTTGACTTGCTTTAAATCCTCTACTGAAACTTTGTAATGAGAACCAAACGCATCTTCAACATAAATTGTTTTTGTCATTGGTCCTGTTGCGTAATTTGATTCGCCGTAATTTACTTTACCAACTTTACCAATCACTGGTACTGCTGGGGTTTTATAATAACCATGTTCTAATTGTGGCTTCTCTGCACACTTCACGAGGTTCTGTTTAATCTCGTGGGCTATATAATCTACATACTTTGGGTTCATGCTACTTCCTCTATTCTTGCTTTCCTTTCATCACGTCTTTCGAAAGCTCTTCTAACTGCTTCGTTCTTCGTTACTGTTCCTGACTCGTCGCCTTTAACTGGAAGACCATACTCTTTCCAAAAGTTTGAATCGTCTTCTTGTCTAGTCCTTATTGATAATTCTCCTTCCATCAATGTGATTGCTTCGATTTGAACAAAGTCTAAAATCATGTCTGCAAATGGAATCGCTCCATTTGATTTCCAATAAACAATGCCGTCAACTAGGACTGCATCTTCAAATTTTTGTTCTATGGATTTGTCAAATTGTGATCTAACTTGACTTGTAAAAAGTACATCACCTGTGAAGGTTTTGTTCTCATCGTGATGAGCGGCCAAGCCAAAACGTTCTTTTCTAATGTCTTGTCCGTTTATTTCGACGGTGTCTTCCAATAATATCATAAATTTTCCTCTATTTATTTAATTTATACTACTATTATGCACTATCACGGACCATAAGTCAAGCGATTTCTCGATCGAACGATCACTCTTTTTATAAGATCAAGGACTTAGGAGAGGTGGTCTGCGGGTTCGCCAGATATATCGGAAACCATGGACTGCCAGAGCCCTAAATGTGGTATAACATAACCCAAAGTGAGTCTGGGTTCGTCAGATCCTGCGCAATGATAGTAAACTTTGTCGGGTTCTCTACCCCTGCCATAGTATCCTACCTTACAAGACCAGCCGCCAGGGTCTTGCATATGAATAACTTCATGTGTTTTTGTATCTCTATACTTGAACCAACCCCTGCCATGTTCTGAATAAGATAGTAGTATATTATAACCATGTGCGTTCCAATTATTATGCCAACTCATGAAACCTTTTTTAGGATAAAACACATGAACTGCCTCATTTCTAGCTCCCAAAAAATTACATAAGGCTATAGAAAATGCTTGGTATTTGTCTTGGAAATGTCTTGGATGCTCTCC